TGAGAAGGGCGCGGGGGCGGTGATCGAAAGCTACCAGTCGCTGAGGGTGGCTGGCACGCTGGAGGGCTTTTACCGTTATGAGGCCGTCTGAGCCCCGCGATGGCGAGATTTTCCTGCCCGATGAAAAGGTCAGGGTCTTCCTGTTCCCGCACGCTTTCGGGTCGCATCGGGAAGAGTTCGAAGTTCCCGCCGGGCTGTCGGTCACCGAAGCGATAAGGCTCGCCAAGGGCCACGCGCCGGTCTTCCCGGCCAAGTTCGGCTTCTACCTTCAGGACGGCACCCGCATCCCCGAGCATATGTGGGACCATGTCAGGCTGAAGCCCAACACCTCGGTGGTTGCCCGCCCGGTGGCCGAAGCGCCCGTGGTGGCGCTCATCGGGGCGCTCAGCACGGCTTTCGCCGGGTTCCAAGCCGCTATCGCGGCGCTGGGCATATTCGGCAAGCTGATCATGCTGGGCATCAGCATCGGCCTGCAATTCCTGCTGAACAAGCTGTTCGCGCCGAAGCCGCCAGACCCCAGCGACGCCAAGCCGGTGTACAGCATTTCCTCGTCGCGCAATCAGGTGGCGCAGTGGCAACCGATACCCCTGCTGCTGGGGCGGATGCGCATCACCCCGCCACTTGCCGCGAGCCCCTACACCGAAGTCGTCGGCGACGACCAGTATCTGAGGCAGTTGTTTTGCAACGGCTACGGGCCGCTCGCGCTGGAACTGGACACGGCCAAAATCGGCGAGACGCTGGTCAGCAGCTACCCGGAAGCGGAAATTCAGCACAGGTACGGCGACTACGTGGGCGAGCCTGTCACCACGCTGTATCCCGGAAGCGTCATCGAAGTGCCGCTGTCCATCGAACTGAAGAAAGTTGACCCGCCGAGCAAGCAGGCATGTGCCAGCGACGGTTATCAGGTGGCGCTTGATTTCATGTGGCCCAATGGCTTGTGCTGGATCGATGAGAAGGGCAAGCGCCAACGGATGGGTTATTCGATTTCCATCCGATACCGGGAGTACCCGTCCGGGGTGACATGGACGAGCGCCCCCAGCTTCTGGATGGTTCTGGCTACCCAGAAAGCGACCCGGCGCACGGTCACCATCAACCTGCCGGTGGTCGGTCGGCAGTACGAGTTCGAAATCCACAAAGAGGGCAATGAAATGTCCCAAGCGGAAATCGACCGGTCTAAGGTAAGCGTGTTCGACACGTGCATGTGGACGGCTATCAGAACGTTCCGCACGGGTGAGCCTGTCAGATTTACCGACGCCCCGATCAGCCTGACGGCGCTCAGGGTCAAGGCTTCCGGGCGCATCAATCAGGCGGTCGATACATACAACATCCTCGCGACATCAAAGGTGACCGCGTGGAACGGTACGGCGTGGGTCGCCAACACGGCATCGCGGCGTCCCCCGGACCTGTTCCGCTGGGTGCTTCAGTGCGGGGCCAACCGGCGGCCCTACCCCACGGCCAAGATCGATCTGGTGGCGTTGCAGCAGTGGCACGCCTACTGCGTGCTGAAAGGCTGGGTCTACGACAAATGGGTCATCGGCCAGATGTCCGTCTTCGACCTGCTGACCGAAATCTGCGCGGCAGGCCGCGCCATGCCGGTGTTCAAGGACGGCAAGTGGTCGGTCGTCTGGGACGACCAGAACGTGCCGGTCGCCCAGCTTTTCACCCCGCGCAATAGTTGGAACTTCGAAGAGCAGCGCGACCTTGAGCCCATCCCGCACGGCTACCGGATACGCTTCCCCAACGAGCAGAAAGAATGGAAAGAGGACGAGCGCGTCGTCTACAACGACGGCTACAGCAAGGCCAACGCCACCCTGCTGGAAGGTTTTGAGGTTCCGGGCCAGACGCACACCGACCGCGTCTGGCGGCACGCGCGCTTCCACCTCGCCCAGCGCATCCTGCGGCCCGGCATCTACAGCATCATGACAAGCTGGGACGCGCTGCCGCTCATCCGGGGTGATCGCGTCAGGGTCAATTTCGACAGCTTCAAATACGGGTTGTACGCGGGCCGCGTGGTAGCCGTCACGACCACCCCGACCCAGACGGTGACCGTGGACACCACCCTGACGCTGAGCGGCACCACCGGCTACGTGTTCCGGTTCCGGCAGGCCAGCGGTGCATTCTTGGAACGGTCGGTTGACCCCACCTACACGGGTGAGTTCACGACGGTCACGCTGGTCGGCACCGGGCTTCCCATGCCGGCTGTCAACGACCTGTTCAGCTTCGGCTATTCCGGGTCCGACAGCCGGGTTTTCAGGGTCACCGGCATAGAGCCCATGGAAGACATGGTGCATCGGCTGACGCTGGTCGCTGACGCCCCGGAAATCGCCAATGCCGACATCGGGCAGATACCCGCCTACACGGAAGGCATCAGCGACCCCATCGACCCGTTCCTGATGCCGCCGAAAAATTTGCAGGTGACCGACGGCGTCTATTCCGAAGGCGGTGTGCAGTACTGGGCGGTGCTGTACATAAGCTGGGACGCGCCGCCGTTCGGGCGCACGGCGCAATTCCAGCTACAGTACCGCGAAGAGAACGACGACCCCGATACGTGGATTTCACTGCCGTCGCAGGCCGCGACGGTCAACCAGACCGAAATCCGCCAGCTTGAGGCGGGGGTCTATACCGTTCGTATCCGCAGCGTCTTCGAAAATGGCAGCTATAGCAATTGGCTGTATGCGCCGGCCCACGCCACCACCGAGTTCTCGCAGCCGCCCGCCGACGTTGAGAATTTCCGCATCTCCACCACGGGCGATGTGTCAATTCTGCGCTGGGACGCCGTGGCTGGTGTCGATGTCTCGTATGAGCTTCGCCATGCCGCCGATGGCATCGTCGCGCCGATCTGGAACGGGGCGCTGCCGCTCATCGATACCGTGACGACCTCGGCGCAGATAGGCACAAGAACAGGCACCTTCTTCATCAAGGCCAAGCGGCCTTGGGGTCTGGCTTCGGCCAACGCCAAATCGATCTACACCAATGTCGCCAGCCTGACGGCGCTGAACTTCATCACCACGATAGTGGAAGACCCCACTTTTGCCGGCGTCAAATCGACTACAGAGGTGGTGGCTGGCGAACTGCGGCTGACCGACGATGTCACCGGGCTCAATTTCGAAATCGATGGCAGCTATGCTTTCGCCAACCAGATCAATCTCGGCGAAAATATCGCCTCGCGCATCACCCTGTTCATCGACGCTTATGGCTACAACCCGCAGAACGTGATGTCGAAATGGTTCACGCTGGCCAGCGTCAACCCCCTTGACCCCATCGACAAATCGGAGTGGTCGGTGCAGCCCGAGTACCGCATCACACAGGTGAACCCGACGCTCAACACGTGGGAAGCGTGGAAGCCTTTTGGCGGGCTGACCGATATCGTGGCTTGGGGCATCCAGTTCCGGCTGGTGCTTAAGGGCAAGGTTGAGATGGACGTTGAAACCAACACCATTTACTCCACGACCACGCCTGCCATCCAGCAATTGTCGGTGACCATCGACATGGCCGACCGCATCGAAAAGGGCGAGGACATCATAGCCCCGACGCCCGGCATCACGGTCACCTATCCGGGCGGCAAGTACCGTGAGCCCCCGGCGGTGGTCATCACGCCGCAGAACATGGTGCAGGGCGATTATTACGTCGTGAGCGCGAAGACCGACACGTCTTTCAACGTCAAATTTTACACCAGCGGCAATGTGCTGAAGTCTTTGACATTCGACTGGATGTCGAAAGGCTGGGGAAGGGTTCAATGAGCCAGTTCAATTTTGGCACCATCGTCGCCAGCACCAAGTCGGGTTCCGGCCTCGCTGCCGACCTGAACGCTTGGCGCGACGCGCTGCACACCGGCCACAAGGGCGCTGCCGTGCCCACCTACAAGGTGCCGGGGCTGAACTGGATAAACGACACCAATTCGGCATCGTGGGTTGACTACGTCTATGACGGTGTCGGCAGCGCGGTGCGCGGCTTCATCGACCCGGTGGCGCACCGCTACTCGGCGGCGGGCAACTATGCCCGCACAATCGCTTCCGGTGGCGCTACGCTGAAACTGAGCGACTGGGGCACCCTGTTCAACTTCACGGGCGCGGCGGCGCAGACGGTCGCCATAGA